GCGGTGGCGTGGGTTCTCGACTTGGCGCGTTCGTTGGTCATGGGCCTGGGTCGGTGGTCTGCGTGGGTCCGGGCTCGGCGGGCGTGTAGAGGCGGGAGATGCGGACCGAGGCGTTGGCGCCCTTCAGCTTCAGGGCGGATCGGAAGGCGCGCATCTTGCGGGTGGCGAGGGCGGCGTAGGCCTTGTCGACGTCGGCGCCCCAGATGGCCTCGGTGTTGGCGGAGACGAGCTGGTCGGCGGCGTAGGCGGCGGCGCCCAGCAGGAGGATGTCGAGTAGGGGTGGGTCGAGTGTGGTGCCGGCCTCGTCGAGTTGGTGTTGGGCCTCCCAGTAGATGTTGACCGGCTCGACTGCGGTGGGCGCGTTGTCGGTCAGCAGGGTGAGGGTGGTGCCCCACACGGAGAACTGGATGAACTGCGGCGGGTAGTCGGCGACGGGGTACTCGACGCGGTCGACCTTGATGCGCGGGGAGAGGGTGGCGATGTCGATGTCACGTGTTCCGGCGACGGTGGCCAGCGTCGTGCGGAGGGCGCGCGGGATGGCGTCGGATAGGTCGTTCAGGGCGTGGGTGATGTGGCGGTTGAGGTCGGTGTCGGTCCAGCGGTAGGCGGTGCTGTCGAGGTCCGCGAGGTCGCGGCGGAGGTCGGCGCGGACTTCGGCGATGGTGTTCATAGTTCGGGGCTCGGTTCTACGACGCGGATGCCTGGGTAGACGGGCTGGTGGTCGGTGGCGGCTTGGTGGTCGTCGGCGCGGGCGAGTTGTTCGATGGCCTGGTGGAGCTCGCGGACTCCGTCGAAGACGCGGCGGGCGGTGTTGTAGATGTGGATGTGGGGCCAGGTCGGCGGGTGCCGGCGCAGGAGTTCGAGCATGGTGTCGTGTTGGAGGCGGAGGAGTTTGTCGGTGGACAGGTTAAGGAGTTGGGCCGGGGTGCACATCGGTGTCCTCCTTGGGGTCGTTGCGGTGGCGGATGGCGTTGATGACGCGGGCGATGGCGCCGGCGAGGGCGGTGAGGACGGTCGCGATGGCGGTGGCGGCGGCGGTGATGAGCGGGGCGTAGAGCGAGGCGGCGATGGCTTTGGAGGAGCGGGTTCGGCGGGGTCTGGGCGTGGTCACGGTCCGTAGGGCCTCGCCAGGGTCGGGATGAGGAGGAGGTCGCTGGTGACGGGTAGCCATGCCGCATCGGTGGTGATGACGGGTTTGAGGCGGTCGCCGAGCTGGAAGAGGGTGGCCAGCGACGGGTCGAGCACGATGTCGCGGAGCTGCGGGTTGGTGGCGTCGAAGGTGAAGGGTGCGGGGATGGCGAGGGCCACGCCGTTCTTCATGATGGTGATGGTGAGGGTGCCGGCCGTGCGGGGCTCGGTGAGGACCGCCTTCAGGCGGGCGATGATGAGCGGGAACGGGCAGACGTATTCGGTCTCGGTGGTGTAGCCGAGTAGGGACATGGTGGCGTTCGTCTGGCTGGCTGTGAGGTTCTCCTTCAGCCAGTGGGTGTCGTGGCTGCCCATCCGGCCTCCTTAGGCGACGGACTCGACGCGGTTGCCCGGGAAGGCGAGCACTTCGGTTGCCGAGATGGCGAGGCCGATGATGGTGTTGCAGTCGCCGGTTGTGGCGGGGGCGGACTCGGTGTAGCAGCCGTAGGAGGTTCCCTCGGCGGCGTAGATGGGGGCGCCTGGTGTGGTGCCGGTGAAGCCGGAGACGACGGCGGATAGGTAGGCGGTGATGACCTGGTCTGTCGCGCCGTCCTCTCCTGCCACCAGTTTGGCCTGGATGGCTGTACCGGTGGTGGCCAGGGCGCGCTTCCAGCCGGTGGAGTAGCCCAGGAGGTCGCCGCGTTTGCAGGCCTCGGCGAGGGTGATTTTGATGGGGTGGGATACCTGCTGGATCGTGCGCGTGCCGGACGGTTCGGTCAGGGCCATGTTAGCGCTCCTTCTTCGGCGGTCTGTTTGGTTCGCCGACGGGTTGGACGAGGACGGCGCCGCAGTTCGAGCAGGTGCGGCCGTCCTGCTCTAGCAGGACGTTGGTCTGGCAGCGGCGGCAGTAGACGCCGGCCATGGGTTAGTTCGTCCAGTCGGCGGAGGTGATGCCGTCCATGCGGGCGATCGAGAGGGCGCAGAGGAGGGCGAGTGAGCAGTACCACTTGACGCGCCAGCGGTTGGCGTCCTTGGTCTCTAGGGCGCCGACGAGTTCGGGGGTGATGCCGTTGGTAGCTTCGAGGCCGAGCAGGGCCTGCTCGCCGCATTTGATGGCGAAGATGGAGGAGCAGACGCCGGTGGTCTTCAGGGCGTAGCGGTTGGAGGCGATGGTCTCGGTGTCGGTGATGAAGTCGGAGACGCCGATCGGGATGTCGCCGTAGGAGAGGACGGGGCGGCCCAACATTCCTAGTGAGGTGGTTGCGAGGGCGCTTCCCTGGGAGCGGGCGAGCTTCATGATTCCGCGTCGGCTGCGGCGGCTCATGATGAGCAGGTCGGGCTTGCCCGGCTTGACCAGGTCGATGAGCTGGTCGAGGGCGGAGAGTGTGCCGGGGGCGCCGGTGGTGGTGGTGCCCATGTTGATCTGTTGGGCGCCGCTGCCGATGAGGGCGTGGAGGCCGTCGAACTGTTTGCTGGCGGTGACGCCGTAGATGAAGGCGTTTTCGAACTCGTAGGCGACGGCCTTGGCCTTCTCTGCGAGGAGTGCGGCCTCGAGGTCTTGCTCGTTGCTGCGGGTGATCCTGAGGAAGTTGTCGACGTCGGAGTCGCCGCCCAGGATGCGCATGAGGGTCGTGATCTGGGTGACGGTGGGCGTTCCCTCCGTCCAGGTGTCGCCGGCGTCGTACCAGCTGGCGGCGGGGAGTGTCGCCTCGCGGTTGTAGGTGAGCGAGTTGCCGAGCACCTCGACGAACGGGAGGACGTTCAGGACGGGCGAGACTGAGAGGATGTTCTCGATGACGCCTCTGACGAGGGTTGACCTGGAGTACTTGTCGGCTTCTGCGAGCGTGAGGGCCATTGGTTACTCCTTACGCGAGGTGCTGGTCCCGTTCGTGTTCGATTCCCCAGGCGATCTTCTGGTGGGGTGTCATGTTGGTGGTGTCGGCCGCCTGGCGTTGTGCGCCGCCCATCGGGAAGCCGAAGGGCTGGCGCGGGGCGGCCTTCGCCGCCTCGGCGAGGCGGTTGGCGATCGCCTGGGCGGCGGCGAGTGACTGGTTGATCTGGCCGATGGAGTCGCCGGTGATGAGGTCGGGCGGGATGAGCGGGTTGGCGGCGATGATAGCGGAGCGGGCGGCTTCGGTGGCTTCGCGGGCGTTGGTCTGCGCCTCGGCGAGGGCGTTCCTGGTGGTCTCGGCGTCGGCGGCCTTTGCGGTCAGTTGCTCGACCTGGGGGCCGAGTTGGTCGGCGAGGGCGGCCTTGGCCTGAAGGGCTGCGAGTTCTTCGTGGGCGATCTCGGTCATTGGCGGGTCTCCTTCGCCGCTCATGATACGCGTTTGCGTTTCGGTGTCAAGGCGCGGTCTGTGGTGGTGGCGGTGTCGTTTGGCCGGTGGCCCGGGCGGTGGCCAGGTCGCGGGCGTTGGCGAGGATCGTCTCCCACTCGATGTCGGGGTGGGTGGCGCCGAGCCGGGACAGGGATGCGGGGGCGCTGGTGAGGCCGGCGTTGAACAGGGCGACCTCGCGGTTGGCGTTGTCGGTGCGGTCCTGTGGGGTGACCTCGCCCCAGTTGATGTCGATCGCGCCGGCGGCGGCGTGGTTGGTGGAAAGGTGGTAGTCGGCGATGGTGAGGGCGAGCTGGGCGCGGCGGCGGTAGGCCTCGGTTCTGATGAGGCGCTTTCGGGCGACCTTCTGTAGGAGGGGTTGGATCTCCATCTCGAGGGCGACGCCGGAGAGGGCGCGGCCGGTGTCGCCGAAGGTGGTGCGCGGGGTCTCGGCGAGGTCGTGGAGGGCGCGGTAGATGGCGTTCAGGTATTCGATGTGGAGGCGGACGCCGCCGCCGGACAGGAGGTCTAGGAGGTAGGCCTTGGCTTCTGCGGGTAGGGTCCAGACTGCGCCGGCCTCGGTGGCGATGTCCTTGGCCTCGTCGACGCCGGCGAGTACGGCGATGGGGTTGCCGGAGAGCTGCATGATGGCGGACAGGACGGACAGCTCGCGGTTCAGCTCTTCGTTGGCCTCGCGGATGGGTGGGATGTCGGAGATGCCCCAGAACTGTTTGGGAACTGGGGAGTTCGGAAATATGACGTAGGGGATGGCGCCGTGGGGGTTCGGGCGGGCGTCGACGAGGGCGTTGTCGACCCACGCTTCGAAGGTGTCGGTGGTCCAGCGCTCGACGACGGTGGCGGTGGCCTTGGCGGTGGCGACGTTGAACGCCTGGGCGGCCTGGGTGGCGGTGAGGGTGTAGCGGTGGGCGACCTGGTCGTAGTCGGTGAGGGCGTGCGGTTTCGGCCAGACGAAGATGCCCTGGACGTCCGGGGCCGTGATGATCACGCGGGGGTCGGCGTCGCCGCCCCAGGCGAGGCGGAAGGCGCCGTCGCCCATGACCGACGTGTCGACTTCGGTGTCGAAGTCCAGGCGGTCGGCGGCGTTCGCCTGGTGGATGTCGTTCAGGAGTTGGGCGGCGGTGTCTGCGGCGGCCTGGGCCTCGGGGTTGTCGGCGGTTGGGATGACGCGGACCGTGCGGCCGGCCATGACGTAGGCGGCGGTCTTCTCGATTAGGGTGCGGGCGTAGTTGAAGGTGAGGTGGGGCCGTTTGTCGGTGGCTCGGCGGGCGGGCCAGTGCTGGCCGTTGTAGAAGGCGAGGTTGCGGGTGTACTGGGCGAAGCGGGGCTGGTCGATCTTGGCGAGCTCGCGGGGGTGGAAGGTGTCGGTCATGGGCGGATGATACCATGCGCAACCGCTGGTGTGGCGTTGTTGGCGGCCTCGATCGTGAGGGCGAGCGAGTTGATGCAGTCGTCGTGGCCTTCGTCGGGGTTGAGGAAGAATTGTAGGGTCCGGTTCGGTTTGTAGACGGCGCGGCAGAGTGTGAGCTGGCGTAGGAGCTCGCGCCGGTCGAGGGAGTCGTCGTTCCAGATCAGCAGGCGGTTGGTGTTGGCGGCGGCCTGCAGCTCGTAGCCCAGGTGGGACTTCGAGGCCTCGGTGTAGCGGTAGGCGATCACGCGGTGTTGGCCCAGGCGGCGGGCCAGCAGGATCGCGGCCGCTTCGCCCATGGCGGTGGAGTCGACGGCGACGAGTCTGACGCCCCAGGTGTGCTCCAGAAGGTCACCTATCTCGTCGTACAGGGTGGCGTGGGGTGTCCCGCGCCAGCGGTAGAGTGTTTGGACGGAAACGATCGGCAGGGGCCGGTGGCGGGCTTCCTGGTGGGTCAGACGTGCGATGGTGAGGACGGTCTCGTCGTGGCCGCGGGCGAGTACGTCGTGGGGGGCGGCTTCGCCGGCGACGTCCAGGCCGGCGACGTAGACGGCGCCCGGGGTCTTGCTGACGGTGCGGGTGTGGTCGCCGATGGACTGCTGGATCATGGCCGGCGAGAGTAGGCGGCCGTGGCCGGCGAGCGGTTTGAGGTCGTACTGGGTGGTGAAGAGCGGGTGGTTCGGGCCGAGTCGGTCGCGCTCGCCTTCGACGAAGCGGGCGTAGTCGGGGTTGCTCTCGGCGCAGTGCGCCCAGTCGTACTCGAAGTGGCGGCGGATGCCGTCCTGGGTCTGCAGTAGCAGGTTGGTCTGTTTGGTCTCCTCTAGGAGTGTGGTGTCGTCCCACGCGGTGCCGTAGAGGACGGTCGTGGCGTTGGTGGTGGAGGCCATGGGGCGGAGCTCTTTGTTGAACTTGTCGGCGTCGATGTCCTGTGCCTCGTCGAGTTCGAGTAGCAGTTGGGCTGTGGCGCCGACGATGTGGGAGTCGGGGCCGGCGCTGAAGAACTGCCAGCGGGCGCGGCCTAACCACACCATGAAGCCCTCGGTCGACCGGTAGAGGCCGCCGTAGCCGGCGGCGTCCAGGTGGGTGCGGAGCCTGTCCATGGAGGTGAGGATCTGCGGGCGGAAGGTCGGCGCGGCCTTGATGCCGGTGCCGCCGCCGACGATGTCGCGGGTTAGGAGCGCGGTCTCGATCCAGGCGGAGAGCTCGTTCTTGCCCGACTGGCGGGCCATCTCGATGGTGAAGGTGAGGCCGAGCTTGTAGGTGACGGAGTGGAGGACCGCGCGGGCGGCCTCGGCCTGGTAGGGGCGGAGAGTGATCACTTGAACGTGTCGATCTTGGTGTGGGCGGTCTCCGGGCCGAGGCCGGTGTCGCGGAGGACCTGGCGGGCGTGGGTGAGGGTACCTTCGGCGAGCAGGATGTGGTCGCGGAGGGACAGGTATTCGTCCTGGCTCCAGGCGACGTCGGCCAGTCCGGCGGCGACGTGTAGGTGGCCGGCGGCTTGGCGTAGGAGTCCGCTGATGTGGCGGCGGGCGCGCCAGTCCTGGGTGGTCATGGCGTCTCCCTTCAGGCCAGCGATGATGTCGGGCCAGCGGATGCGGTCGGACGGGCAGCTCGTCGGGTAGACCTCGCGGTGTTCCCACAGGTCGACGCGGCGAACTGCCGGCCACTTGAACGCGTACTCGGTTGCGAGCCAGCGGCAGAGGTCGAGGGCGACGTCGACCTGGTGGTCGTTGATCGGTTCCGGCGTCGGGTAGCCGCCTTCGAACTCGAAGCCCCAATGGAACAGGTTGGCGAACGTTCCGAGGCCAGGGATGTAGCCGCCGGCGTGCCAGGCGGCGTCGTCGAAGTCGATGAACTGGTGAGGCGGGCCGGCCAGGTTGATGATGATGTGGGCGCTGCCCTGGTTGGCGGGGTTCTGGAAGCGGGCGAGGGCGCCGTGAGCCCAGCCCTGGGCGTCGTGGAAGAAGGCGCCCTTGGGGCCGTTGGCGCGGAGCTGGCCGCGCGTCGCTTCGGGGTAGCCGAAGCTGGGGACGGGTTTCCACAGGGCGGGTGGGTAGCGGCCCATTTCGGTGGACATTGTAGCGGATGGTGTAGCGTTTTGGGGTCGTCGGGCGTCTTGGTTTTAGATAGGGTGGCACCTTGACTGAAAATCAAGGTGTCGGCAGTTCGACTCTGCCCCTCGGCACCAGTTCGCGCGGGCCCGCGCCCGCTCGGCGGGCGTGGTATACTTGCGGCAGCTGGCCCCGACCGGTCCTCGGACTCCTGTGGTAAGGTTCCCCCGACCGGCCGGGGCACTGCATTTTCGGGGCTTGACGGGCGGCGTCGGCGGGCGTAGGATCGGGCCACCTTACCACAGGAGGTTGCCCGTGTCTTCACCTGCTGGCCTGCCGGATCGTCATCGTCGCGATCCGTCTTCATTTTCTTCAGCCCCTTCACACTCCACACAACCACCACCAGCAGCACCACCACCACCGTCACCACCACCACCGTCGCAGCCCGGCCGCCTTGGGCGGTCTGGGCGGCCGGTGCGTCTGCGCGTGGTGAGCGGTGTGCGGCCGCTCACTGAGCGGGAGAGGGTGCTCGTGGGGTACCTGCGCGAGCGCTTCGCGTTTCGCGGCGCGGCGGCGTTCGTGCGGAAGTTCGGCGCGGACGTGGTGAGCCGTGGGGTGTCGGATTACGAGGCGGCGCCGGAGAGCGGCGACATCGAGAGCCCGGCGGCGTTCCTGGTGTGGGTGGTGAGGGATCTGTGCGATGGCTAGGTCTGTGGAGGCGGTGCTGCGGTTCTTCGATCGTGAGGGTGGGCGGTGTGCGCTGTGCGGCGACGTGATGGCGCCGGCGGTGGTGGATGGTCATGGGATCCTGCTGTGGTGGTGTCCGAAGTGCCGGCGGGCCGTGGATGATGTAACGTTGCGGCGGGAGCTGGCGTCTAGGGTGTTGTGCGGGCGGAAGAAGCGCTCGACGCTTTCCTGACGGCCTGTCGGGGCCGCGGGTTGTCGGGTGTGACGGTGTGCTGGTATCGGGGCCTCGTAGGTCGATTTCTGGCGGGTCGTGTGGAGGTTCCCCTCGATCCGGCAGAGGTTGAGCGATTTCTTGTGCTTCCTGGGGCGTCTGATGGGACTCGGCACGCGTACTTTCGGGCGTTGCGGGCGTTCTACCGCTGGCTCTACCGGCGGGGAGCGATCGGGAGCTGCCCGATGGCGGTGGTGTCCGCGCCGCGTCTGCGGCGGCGTCCGCCTGGGGCCTTGGAGCCCGGTGAGGTGCGGCGGGTGATGGCGTCGGCGCTCTGTCGGCGGGACAGGGTGATGCTCTCGGTACTTCTCGACACGGGGGTTCGGGTGGGCGAGCTCCTGTCCATGCGCTGGGAGTGGGTCGGCGAGGACACTTTCACGGTAGACGGGAAGACGGGGCAGCGCGAGGTGCCGTTGTCGCCGTGGGTGCGCTGGATTTTGCTCGGTGTGGAGTTGCCCTGGCGGTCGCAGCAGGGCGGGACGCTGACGCGCTCGGGGGCCTACCGAATGGTGAGGCGCTGCCTGGCGCGGGCCGGCGTCCGGAAGGGCGGGCCGCATCTGCTGAGGCACACCTTCGCCCGACTTTACATCCGCGGCGGGGGTGATCAGTTCAGCCTGCGGCGCATCCTGGGCCACTCGGACATCCGGACCACGGCGATGTACGTGGAGCTCGAGATGAGGGACGTTGTTGTTCAGCACCGGCGGTTCTCGCCGCTGGTGAGACTGCTCGAGGAGGCTGCGGGTTAGGTGGTGGGAGCCTAAAGAGGGGGAGCCCCCCGGCCGAGCGGCCAGGGGGCTCCCTGCGTTGTGGGGTCAGGATTGGTCGGGCGGTTCCCTTTCCTGGAAGAGCGGCCCTGCCGTGGTGACGGGCAGCTCGGCGGCCTGGCAGAACATCGGGAGCGGGGCCTGCTTGGGGTTGATGCCGTTCAGCTCGGCCTCGGTGACGAAGGTGGACTCGATGAGGAGGTCGCCGGCGGCGGTGAAGGACAGGCGCTTGATGATGAAGTCGTCGTCGGTCATGGCGTGGTCCCGGCGTGGATCGCGTTGGCGATCTCTTGGGCGAGTTGGATGATGGTGTTGCGCCAGGTGGGGAGTTGGCGGTGTGGGACGTTGTGCTCGATGGCGAGCCACTTGCGGATTTCGTTAGCGATGGCTTGCGGGGTTCTGTGCGGGGTGTACACGGTGGGCCTTTCTGCGCGTGGTGACGGATGCGCGCCCCCCGACTGGTGGTTCTAGTTCTCGTCCCGTGGGTGGGTGTAGTCTGCGTCTCCGCTGCCGGTGCCGGCCGGCGCTGGTGCCCAGTGCCACTTGCACCAGGAGCCGTCTTCGATCTCGGTCGGGCAGTAGAGACCGCCTGGCACCTTCTTCGAGGGGATGCCTAGGCCGTGGTCTGGACAGGCGGGTTGGTTGGCCTGACGGCTGACGCGACCCTGGGCGGCGCGCAGGTGGGCGCGCTGCGTCTGGCCAGCGACGGCGGCGGCGACCGGCGAGCGGGGCGGGACTGGCGCGCCGTGGCCGTTGCCGTTACCATTGCCGTTGCTCTTCAAGGGCGTGACGGTCTGGGCTGCAGCTGCTGACACCAAGGCGGGCTGCACCTGGGCCGTCTCTTGTTCTAGGGCCGTGATGAGTGAGGCGTAGGGGAAGATGCCCGACGCTTCCACGAGGCGGGCGCGCATATCTGCGGCGGTGGCCGCGCGGATGGTCACGAGGTGCTCTGCCCCCGTGTCCACGGTGAACTTAGACGTTACGCTGAACGGCCAATCCTGAGACACTTTCGTCCTCCTTGTTGGCGGCGGCGGTGGTGCAGGTGCGGCACTTTCGCCGCTCGCCGAATAGCTGACAGACTGGGAAGCGCTCCCAGCAGCCGGTGCAGAAGAAGATTGACGGGTGTGGCAGGTAGGGGAGGTGGCAGGTGCAAGGGTGCACGGGGACCGTGGCCTGGTCTGCGCCGTAGGAGAGCATGGCGGGTCTACTTGGGGCGCCTGACGGGGATGCGGTCTATCTGACGGGCACACGAGGTGCACACCCCGTACGGGCTGCTTGTGGGGCGCTGGCAGAATGGGCACGGGTAGGTTCTCACGTGGGTTCCTTTCTGCTGGCGACGGCGCCAGCATGGCTACGGCGGCGATTGCCACTGCCAGGAGGACGAAGAGGACGCCGGTGAAACCGTTTAGTGAGGCCATTACAGAAGCCGACCCTGGGCGGGCCGCCGGCGAGGCCGACGAGCTGGCCGGCGACAGCAGCCCACGGAACACACGTTGCCCGGGCGACAGCAGGAGCAGCAGCGACCGCAGCGGCAGCCGGCCACCGAGCCGAAGAGGACGCCGCAGGTGGCGCACCGGCACGCGCAAGTGGCGACGGGGAAGACGCAGCGAGAGCAGACCGCCAGCGCGACAAACACCGCTAACCCCCCCGACCGGAGCAACACGAGGACCACCCGCAGCCAGGGCACACAACACACGCCCCACCACCCGAAGCCAACCGACCGCCGCAACAAGGACACCGCATGACCGAACCCCCTTTACCGTTTACGTGATAATTATATAAGGGCCGGCTGTGCCGGCCCGTACCTGCAAGGCCCGCCAGGGCCGGACCTCTAGGGCCGGCACCGCGCAACGGCATGGCAACGCCTTCAGAGCGGCGGGCGGCGGCCAAAAGAGCGATACGCGAGTGGGGCCCCACGGCCACCTACATTCCTCTGGCCGTGGGGGGAGCTGTTTTGTCCCGCCCGCCAGCGTGCGTTGCCAGCAGGCGCACCATAGACGCCCTGTTTGCAGGGCCTGTGGGTGTGTTGGACGAATGGCTTTTCGGGGTAAACGACTCTGTCTGGCGCGTATCTGGACGCGACGGCGCTCGGGCGGCGGCGCCGTGGCCGCCTGGGGGGGTGGCTTTATTCAGAAATTATTCGGGGCGGCGGCCAGCGGCGGCGGCGTGGGGCCGAATCACTCGGGGCCGAAAAGCCGCAGGGACCGCCGAAGCGATCCCTGTCCGCCGACACCGGGAATCCGATGTCCACTTGCGGGGAGTGTAGCACGGCCGGCCGATGGCGTGCGAGCTCGAACGTTGGCGATGGTGTGCGACATTGCGGGCGACACGTCGTGGGCGAGCGCAGATGCGGTGGTCTATCTGTGGCGGGGCGACATTCGGGGCGACAGGGCCTCGACGGGGCCGGTTCGAACGGCAATCGTTGTCGGTGCGGTGGGCGGCGATATCGCGGCGGCCGGGTATCTGGCGGGGAGACGTCTGACCGGCGGACGTCTGCCGGTTCGACCCGCTACTTACGCCAGGTCCACCACTCCCGGATGGTCTTGGTGATGTACGCCAGGCCGAAGACGCAGACGGCGAGCGCCGTTGCCGTGACGGCGGCGGCGACGGTGTCGAGCGACAGGAGGTCAGTCGGGTCCATCGCGTGGCCCTAGCGTGAGCTCGATGGACGCCAGGACGTTGGCCATGGCGTCGGAGAGGCGGTCGGCGTCGGTGCCCTTCAGGTGGTAGTTGGTGGCGGCCAGGCGGGCGAGGGTACGGAGGGCGTCGCAGAGGAGGTCGAGCTTTTCGGGCGCCGCCTCGAGTGCGGTGTAGAGGCGCTGGCGGAGGAGGGCGATCTCGCCCGACAGGTCGTCGGCGGGGACGCGGCGGGCGCGTTCGAGCAGGAGCTGCTGGGCTTTACTGAGGGCGCGGCTGTAGTAGCCGTGCTTGAGAGCGTTCAGATTGCCCGGCTGCGCTCCCTTCGTTCTTCCTTTGGACAAGCGGGTGGTCCTCCGGTATGGACTCGGCGGCGCCCAGGAGGATGCACAGCGCGGCGAGGTCCGGGTGGGCGCGGATGACGGCGGCGGGATCGACGGTGGTCTGGTCTCCGTTCATGGGCTGCCTCCTGGTGGGCAGTGTAGCACGGGTCACAGTGTGGCCTTCAGTTCGTCGAGGTGGGCGTTGACGCCGGTCTCGATGTCCTTCGACTGCTGGGTAAGCAGTTGTTGGTGGAAGGCGGCGACCTCGGGCGTGAGGGCGAGGTTGGTGATGGTGTCCCACAACCACGCGGCGGGCGTGAACTGCGCCAGCTTCTGCGCCGTGCGCTGCTGGTTGGCGGCGCCGACGATGGCCAGGAGACGGGTGTGGAGTAGCGGCGCGTCGGCGGCGATGGTGTCGATGAGGTTGGTGATGGCCTCGTCGGTAGCTGCGGTCTTGGGCATGGCGGTCTCCTTCTATCGCTTTCCGGAAAACGGTTAGACGAGGATCATGACGCGTTGGCCGGCTACGAGGTTGGCGCCGGCGGTGCCTGGGTCGACCCACTGGACGCGGCGGACGGTGGGCGTGACGCCTTCGGCCAGGTTGAGCATGGTCTGGCCTGCGCCTGGGGTGCCTTCGTCGAGGCGGAGGCGCGGCGTGCCGGCGTAGGTGGCGCCGGCCCAAATGGAGTAGTTGGCGGTCGACGCGAGCTGTGGCTCGATGAGCAGGCCGAAGGTGGTGCCCACGCCGGCCTTGCCCTGGTTGGCGATGCGGAGGCCGTGGCTGCGGGTGACGGCGCCGGCGCCGGTGAAGGTGATGTAGCGGGCCACGGCGTACAGGGCGTGGAGGTCGGCGATGGTGCCGGCGAATGACATGCAGCCGACCTGGGCGGCGACGCCGGAGACCTCGGTGGGGCTGCCGAGGCCGGTGATGAAGCCGACGAAGTTCAGGCCGCGGACCGTCGGCGTGGCGCCGGTGTCGATGCTGACCGTGGCGTTGGCGTCGAAGGCGGAGAGGCTGCCGCCGATGGGGACGTTGCAGGATGTGGGGTTCATGTAGAAGAGGCGGGGGTTGGTGGCGCCGAAGGCGACGCCGTAGGGGTTGATGGACAGGTAGGCGCCGGACGACGGGGTGCCGCCGGCGAGGGCGACGTAGCCTGCGACTTTGAGGTCGCCGGTCAGGGTGATGTGGGGGCTGGCGGCCTGCAGGAGCAGGCGCTCGGTCATGGCCACCACGCCGTGGATCTTGTCCTCGTCGGCGGAGTACTCGGTGTGGACGAACGTGTCGGCGTCCAGGTCGATGATGTACGAGGGGGTGGCGCTGGCGGCGGACGGCAGGCCGATGACGGCGGTGATCACGGCGTCGGACGGGTTGGCGCTGTCGAAGAACAGCAGGGCGCAGGTGCGGCCGGCGACGCAGTCGGCGGCGTGGACGTTGGCGGCGACGGGGACGGCGGCGAGGAACGATGGGGTGGAGCCGACGAGCTGCACCGTGGCGGTGTGGGTGACGGCATCGTAGGTCTTGAGGATGGCCTTGGCGGTGGCGATCATGGCTCCCCCAGTGTGACGAGCTGGTGGTAGACGGGCTTGTCGGCGGCGAGGTCGTAGACCAGGGTGATGCCGATGACGCGGCGCTTGGCGGCGGCGAGGCCGACGGCGGGGTGGGTGATGTCGAGAACGTCGAACAGCTCGAGACCGCAGTGGGGCGGGATGACGAGGGAGTCGGAGCGGCTGGTGATGGTGGCGTCGCGGGCCTCGCGTGTGGCGCGTCCGGTGACGTCGGCGGCGGTGGTCATGTTCTTGTCCTCGACGACGCGGGGGCGGTCGGCCAGGAGGTCGGAGCCGGTGTAGTCGATGGTCTCGGCTGTGAGGCCGGCCGCGCCGACGGCGAGGAAGCGGTTGTCGACGGCGTGGTGCTGGTAGGCGCCGGCGAGGATGGCGTGGGTGGTGCCGAGGGCGTAGACGCTGGCGTCTGCGGCCTGGGGGTGGACGTTGTAGACCTTCTGGTTGGTGGGGCCACCGCGGATGAAGCATCGGTCTTCGAGGTGGGAGTAGAGCTGGGCGATGGCGGCGAGGCCGCTTGACCAGGAGGGCAGGTCGAGGTCGGCGGGCAGGGGCGGCGGGTCGGTCCAGATGGGGATGCGGATGGTGACGGGGTGGGTGCGGTGCCAGCGAGAGCCGCCGCCTGGGCGGGTGATGGTTGTCCAGCCGGAGATGTAGGGTGGTGGGTCGTAGGCTGGGTGGATGGCGAAGTCGGGGTAGTCGTTGGTGATCTTGCTGGTGTACGAGAGCGAGCCAAAGGTGAGGCCGACCTTGGCGGTGATCTCGCAGATGATCTGGAAGTAGTTGCGAGCGCCGGCGGGCCAGTGGTGGGTGCGGCCTGGCTTCCATCGGGCGAGGTTGCCCCACGACGAAATGCAGTTGATGACGAGCTCGCGGCGGGTGGGCGTGGCGACGTGCTCGAGGGAGTCGATGTGGTAGGGCGGGCCGTAGGAGTAGGAGTGGGCGTAGCCGAGCGCCTGGCCTGGGAGGCGGTAGCCGACGCCGATGTCGATGCGGGCGCCGCGAGACAGGGCGAGTAGGGCCCCGGCGCCTGGGGAGTTGTAGCGGCCATCGTCGTTGCGGACGCGGATGGTGGCGCCGCGTGGGTCGAACGGGTAGTCGTGGGCGGTGCACGCCAGCACGTCGGCGGTGAGGTCGACGGACGCGGGGGCCGTGGCCGCGCGGTAGACGCGGCTCGGCGTGGTGGCGAAGAGGTAGTTGCTGGCGGCGTCGAAGGCGAGGGCCAGGCCGTAGTTGTGGGCGAGGTCGAAGGGTTGCGGGTTCGTCCAGAGGTTGTCCACGAAGTCGGGGTCGGCCGGTCCGGCGAGGGTGGCCATGCGGTCGTAGGCGACGGCGCCGGTGAAGGCTTCGCGGTAGGCGGCGCGGGTGGTGTCGGCGTGGGCCAGCGCGGGGACGCTGTAGGCGACGTTGGAGCCGGCGTCGGCGGGGGTGATGGTGTGGAGGGCGGACCAGGCGTCTAGGGTCTCGGAGTAGCCGCCACCGTAGAGGCAGCCCCACACGCGCGGGTTGGTGGTGCCGGTCTCGGTGCCGGTGATGACGATGTTGAAGTCGGTGGACCAGAAGGTGGCGACGGCGAGGCCGGTGACGGAGGCGGCAGTGTTCGTCCAGGCGGCGATCGCGCCCCATACTCCGGCGGCGGTTCGTTTGATGCGGTAGACGGTGGCGCCGACGGCAAAGACGACGAGGACCTGGCCGACGTTGGCGCCATCGGTCTCGGCGGCGGCGGCGATGTGGGTGACGGTTCCGGCGGCGGTGGTGAGCAGGGACCATCCGCCCCATGTGGCGCCGCTGTCGGCGGAGGTGTTGATGTAGATCTGGGTTGGCGTGGCGCTGTCGACGGCGAAGGCGAGCAGGTTGGCGCCGTAGCGGGCGAGGGCGGCCCTGGCGGTCTGGACGCGGAAGGAGGACCAGGAGGTGAAGTCGGACGTCGGGCCTGGGGTGGTGACGCGCTGGTGGCAGAGGACGTTTGACTGGACGCGGAGCCGGTTCAGCGAGCCGTCGGTGGGGACGGCGGCGGCGTGCGGGGCGTCGGCTGTGCCGTCGGTGTGGAGGGTTTCCCAATGGAGGCGGGCGACGGCGCCGATGTAGTCGGCGGCCACGACTTTGAGGTAGGGGGTGCGGGTGGTCTTCTTCTGCTCGGCGAGCAGGGCGGCTATGAGGGTGCGCACCGTGCCGTCCTCTTTCGCTCGAGCTTTTCGAGGCGGCGCTGGCGGCGGTCGTGGTCGCGCTGGATGCGGCGGTAGTGGGGCGCGGTGGCGTGGGTTCTCGACTTGGCGCGTTCGTTGGTCATGGGCCTGGGTCGGTGGTCTGCGTGGGTCCGGGCTCGGCGGGCGTGTAGAGGCGGGAGATGCGGACCGAGGCGTTGGCGCCCTTCAACTTCAGGGCGGA